ACTGACTCTGGGTCTAGATGTTGTGTCTCACAAAAATGCACAATTGCATCTATGTAATTCAATCCTTTCTCCAGTACAATAGTTTCTATTTGTTCAGCAAATCTTTTTTTAGTTAGTATCATCTTCTCTTCTTAAGATTCTGTTGTGTTCTGTATGCAGTTACCCAGTTCATACCATTCTTTTCAGCTTCCATGAATACTGCATTTGTTATCATCACTGGAATGATTACTGCCATATGTACAATGATTGACATCACGATACTGTAGTTTAACCACTGCATGTATACAGATGCAACAACTCCAAAGTAACCAGACCACATTATGAATAATGCCATGGTTACATATCCTTGGATTGAAGGGTCTTTGATGTGTCTTAGTGGATTGTATCTGTTGTCCATGACAACTCTCCAACAATCTACTACGAAGAATACTAATTTTTGTAAAATTTCCATAATATAATTATCTCACTAATTTCTAATTTGTCAAGTGTTTTCTGGTGGGTTGTTGTGTTTTCTATGAGCTATTTTCTCTTCCCAGTTTGCTATTGCTCTGTGTATTCCTTCTTCTGCAAGGACTGAACAGTGAAGTTTGATTGCAGGCAACTCAAGAGCTTCTGCAATGTCTTTATCTTTAATTTGTTTTGCTTGTTCAATTGTTCTACCTTTGAGCATTTCAACAAACATGGTAGATGATGCGATAGCAGAACCACATCCATAAGTTTTGAATTTGACATCTTCGATTGTGTCCCCATTCATTTTTAGGTCGAGTTTCATAACATCACCACAAGCAGGAGCTCCTACTAGTCCAGTTGCAACATTAGGGTCTTTAGGGTCAAACCTACCGACTGCATGTTTCTCTGGATTATTTAAAACATCCTCAAATCTTTTTACTACTTTTTCTGAATATGCCATATCTTTTTGAAAATTGAATATATAACTTTTATAAATATAGGTGATAATTATCTATAACTGGATAGTATATCAATAATTTACCCATAACTATTTATAAGGAGACCGAACTTAAAATGAGTCGTGCTATTAATTATATTATTGAACATAGATGTGAAATTTGTCACCAGATTAGAGAATTCACTGCATTCTCTTTCTACATGTTAGCACCCATTGCCCTACCATTTTTAATAATGTGGGCTGCAATGAATTCTTACTAGAGACCATATTCATTTCTGTACTGACTACGAAGTTCTAGTAGTTGGTCAACATAATCATCACTTGGTTGTTCAACGAACAACTGAGATGTCCCATCACTCACTGCTATAAGTGTCACAATAGATTCTATTGTTTTACCTGTAAGTTCTTCGAACATTTTAGCATATGCAGTTTCCTGTATAAAATAATTCTGTATCCATTTCTCTTGTTTTGGTTTTGCACTGGTTTTAAAATCGATGACCGATAGTTTACCATCCCACTCTGCAATGCAGTCTACTCTACCAGCAAGTTGTAGTTTGTGAGAATAAAGTGGTGATTCAAGACCATGAACAACTCCTATTTGATTTAGTTGTTTTTCTAATGAGATGAATGCTTGTTGAGTTGTGGGCATTGCACCCTTGAACTTTTCTTCAAAGTTATCATTCTTAATATAGTCCTCAAATAGTTGGTGTGCAGATGTACCATGTCTTGCAGCTTGAGTTGATATTTTATTTGCAGTTTTTTCACCAACTCTTTTTCTCCACTTCTTAATACCTTCTCTGTTTAAAAGTCCAGTGACCGATGTTACAGATGGATACTTTTCACCTGTTGGTGTAACATAATATCTTTTACCATCTATATTTTCTGTGGGTAGAGACTCAAACCCATGGTCAATTATTTCAAATGTTTTCATGAGGTCATTCTGTCTAATTCATCAATATCATGTTTACCATGAATTGTAACTTTAAATGTATCGTCTTCCTTAATAAACTCTACTTCAAATGGTAGGTCATATCCTTTTCCAGAAAGTATTGCAACTCTATCGTTGAATTCTCTGTATTCGTCTCTACTTAGTGTAACACTAGATGCTTTCATTATAACTCCCAAATTCTTTATCTCCTATACTTCCAGCATATGAGACATCGAATGATATAGAGAAAGATGGTTTACCACCTTTCCATTTTACAGAATGCATCACATAAGATGGATGCATCACAATTAATCCTTGTTCACCCTCAATGTCCATTGAACCATTATTGAATATTCCCCACTCTCTAACTTTAGGCATCATCATTTGTTTTGCACCTATCATAGGGTCATAGTAAGTTGTTATATGGTTTGCATCTTGAGGAAAGAATGTTCCAGTAAATGCAGAGTTTTGATGTACATGTGGGTCAAGATAAGGTCTGTCTTCATCATATCTATTCAACCACATATCATTTGTTTTGAAATCTTGTCTATCGTAACCCATTTCGTGTAACATTTGTTTTAGTAAGTTTCTTACATCACCTTCTAATTCTGGATGTTCTATTCTACAAAAACTTGATTGCATGGGCCAAACATCTGTCATGTCTGGCCATTCTAGATTAGTTTCTGCAAATCCAAATAAATTTGGAAATGTAGTTACCATATTAGTTTTTTTTATCACTTACTTTTGGTCAATCTTATAGTAAACTGTTAGTTCTGAACCAGCTGGAATTGGTTTGACTGTATATAACTCCATAGTCCATCCTTGATAATGATGTATATTTTCATTCAAGAAACAGTTTGGGTCTTCTGAATGGTTTATGAATCCACCTAGAGGTGTTCTTATCCATTCTTCTTTTAATTTAAATTTAGTTTCAACCAGTCTATGGGTTTCACCTAGATATACTCCAGCATCTAAATCTTCTTCTGTAAAAAGACCTAATCCTTCTATGGAACTTTCTTTAATTACTAATCCATCTGGTAAAGGTCTATAAGGATATGTTATTGGTTTTCTTTTCACTTTGGTATTACCTGTGTTACAGTTACATGTCCTACAATTTCATCTGTTTCAAACACTCTTTGAATTGCAGTTTGAGTTAAGATATTGTCTTCTACTGCTACTGTATCTTGTAATGTTTCTAATACTTGACCAATCTCTACTGGTTTATCATATGTAACATGCATAGATGTCATAGGACAAAACTTATGTTTATAAAACAGTGCAGACATACCTAAAGTAAAATCTGCAACTGCAGCTCTAAATGGGCCACCCACAAACTTTTGTGGACTTGGTTCTATTGAATGCCACCAAGATGTTTCATATATGCAAGACATTCTAGGTTGGTCGTTCTCATTTCTTACAACTTTCCAACCAGACCATCCTGTATCTTCTGGATGAACCCAGCCTGCATTTGCAAGTGTAAAGAATGCTGGTGCAGATGAGTTTTTTAAATCATATCCTGTTACATTTACATCTTTGAATCTTTCGTCATGGGTTGTAACATGTCCTGTCTCTGGTGTATCAAAGGCAGTATATCCCATTTCTTCATATTTATTTTTCATTACTTTATTATACCTTGTTTTTTCTGTATGTCTACATGCTTCTTAATGACTTCATCTGTCTTAACTTCTTTTGCACTTCTTCTACGATGTGTCTTTGCAAGTTCTGACCTAGGATGTTTATCTGCAACCTTAGATAATACTTCATTGAATCCACCAGACTTACCAAAATCAGTTCTTGAACCAACTTTTGATACAATGTTAGGTGTTGACATTTGTTTTTCTAAGTGTGGATTGTCTTTTGCAAACTTATCTAAGTCTTTGTAAGACATTCTATGTTCTTCTATTTCACCTGTTTTGGTGTTGTAGTAATCGTATGTAGGCATTATCTATCCAAAAAGTCTCTGATACCTCTGTACATAAAATATACAAGACAACCCCAGAAACCTAAATTAAAGAAAAATACAAATACTTCAAAGGGTAAAGAATATACCCACATTAAGTAATATAAAAAATCCATGTCAACTATATCTCCATACATTACGATGCATACCCAGCGTGTGTTTCAAAATTCATAAACTCTGGTGTTGGTCTTTTAGTCCATTTTGCAAAGTCTTTCTTATAGTTTATATAGTAGTTCTTGTATGCTTCTACTACATTAGTTTGTTTGACTTCATCTGGCATTGCAAGATATGGGTCAACATATGGTTCTACATCAATCTGCATTGGTGCAGACTGTAACATTTCTCTAAGTTTTCTATCAGTCTCATGCACTTTACCATAACGATGTGTATACTCATCACATAGATGTGTCCACATTTCATATAACCAGTTGTAATGATTTTGTGATGCTCTTACCCATAGATTACTTGGATGTTTCACATGGGATGCTTTGTATAAAGTTTTTTCCATTCTAGGTAGTGGATGTTTCCATCGTGCAATCCTTCTACCATTTGCAGTCTTACCTTCATATGGTTCACCATCAATGACACGATGTGCAGTTGACATCAACTGTGCATATTCGATAATCATTTTGACCACATGTTTATCACAATGCATTTCTGCACATGTTTTTGGGTCTTTGTCTAAGTAAAAAATATTCATAGTATGTATTATAACCTCATAGTTATTTTTTGTCAAAGAAAAAAGTCGCAGAGTTTCTAGGAAAGTTTGCTTCCCATGAAACACCTGTAACTTTGTGAAAAATATCTCCACGAAATACTACTGCACTACCACCTTTTGGACATGTAGTTGCACGAACATAGTCAATCTCGTCATTGAAAAATAATGTCTCACCACCCCACTTTCTTAAATCCCATAAACCAACTGGATTTAAATAAACTATTGCACTATAATCCATATAGTCTTGATGAGCCCAACTAGAATCTCCATGTTGAAATGCATGGACATAACAATTGTTGTAGTCTTTTACTTCAAGACCTAATGCTTCTTCAAAGTATGGTTTATATGCTTTCCATATAGTTTCAACTGTTTTGTGAACTACTGGATGATGTTTAAATATATCCTGTTCTAATTCCCAAGATTTATCTTCTTTATCCCAGTAAGGTTCATTACCATCGTCTTTCTTTTTGTATGCTTTTGATGCAGCTTGAGTAAATGCTTCTTGACTTCTTGAAACATTCATATACCAAGTATTTTTTTCTAGAGTTCCAGTTATCATATTAGAGAACCCACCTTCCTTTCTAATCTTTTCTATAAACTCTGGGTCTCCTGTTTTGTCCATACTAATATGTGGTGGATTACCACCATATGCAAGAAATCCTTGTATCCATGAACCATGGTTTATAATATTTGTCCACAAATTTTGCATTACAATATCCATGCCTTCAATATTATCAATAAGAAATATTTCTTCATTCATTGAATCTATATTTTTTATATCAGCCATTATCAAATTCCAAGTAATATGTTATTGCCATTCTATCAAATTCTGCTTCCCATGAAACACCAGTAACTTTATGTGGTATTTCACTTTTAAACAAACATGCAGTACTTCCTTTAGGTGCAACTGCACCCCTACAAAAAGTTATATCATCATTAAAAAATAATGTTTCACCACCCCACTTTCTTAAATCATATGAGTCTGGATTTAAGTATACAATTAGAGTATAATCAAATGGGTCTGCATGTGTCCATACAGTATCACCAAACATGTTTCTGTTTAGATAACCATTTGTATAATCTTTTTTAAATTTTCTACCTACAATTTCTTCACAATGTGGTCTATAGATATCAAATATTTCATTCGCAAGTCTTTTTACTTCTGGATGCATTTTATAAACACCAGAATGTATCCTTCCATCATTATTTAATGCTACTGTTTGAAATGCCTCTGGATTTTCATCAATCATTTCTTGAGTTACTTCATAATTACCAATTTTAAATGGTTCTGGTTTTATGTCTTCTGTAATCTCTACATTGTCTGCTGTCAATCCTTTTACTGTGTTTTTATTTTCAGACGATTGATAATGATAACAATTTTCCATTTTAGATACATTAATGAACCAACTAAATCTTTCTTTAGACCCTGTTACCATAGTAGGGTCAATTTTAATTTCACTATCTTCAACATAACTTGCATATTCTAAGTGAGTATCCATTGCAGTTATTGGTGGATTTTGATTATAGAATATCTGACTCTTTGTCCATTGACCCCATGTCATAAATGCATAATACCATCCAGCTGTATCTGCATTAGATACAACATCTGTGATTACATGGATATCATTTCCACTACTGTCTGCGTTGCGATAGTTCATCTATTCTTTTCCATGCATCATGCAATTGTTGTTCTAAATCTCTGACATTATTTCTAAGAACTTGATTTTCTGCTTTCAATTCTTTCTCTTCTTTTTCTGTCATTTGCTCTCTTCCTTAGTTGTGCCATAACTATAACCCTTTCTTTCTCATTGAGACATGAGGTATCTTTAGGGCCCCAGACTGTACCAATACGAGTCAGTTTATCACATGCAGATAACATATGATTCCATACATCATCCTCTGCACATCCTTTTCTATCTGTTTCGAATATTTTTCTACTGAATCGTAGGGATTTGGTTTTGTTTTTTTCTGCGTATGCAGATATTTCACGACCTAACTCTGCATAAAATACTTCCTGTGGAGTCATGTCATAAGGTGACTTCTGTCTTTCCATAATATATTCCTTTCATATATAAAAAATTTAACACATTATAACAAAATGTGTACCTATCAATCAAGATTTTTCTGGAAATAATTGAATAACATTATCACCACCCTTTTTTTCTTTATTATCTTGTTTAATAAATTCATCTACTTCTTTTTGAAGTTCTGGTGGAGTTGAATAACCCAAGTCTGTTAGATAGTCTTTTAAGACAAATGGGTCTAACATATCTGCATTCCATTCTTGTTCTGATAAGAGGTCATGTCCATCCTCTTGCATTAGATTTTGTCTACTTCTTAAGTAAGTATCACATATCATAGATAAATGTGTAACAGCTTTGTAGAGAGATAACCAATCTGGTGACATTTGAACCGACTCTTCCAGTTCATCTGCAAATGCAATAGACATTTTTTTATACCACCCACCATCGTTATTGACAACGAGGGCTATATCTCCTTTCTGGAGTTTTAGTATATGCTCTTTATCCATTGATTAGTTTTTAGTATAAATCTTCTTTATCACTTTCATATGCAGTTTTATTTTCTGCACTGAACATTCCAAGGTCGTCCATTTCTTGCCAGAATTCTTTCCAGTTTACATCTGCTGTTGCTGTATGTTCTATGGCTGGATGACCAGCTGGTAGACTGAAAACACCACTATCTATATCTTGTAATGTAGTTTTCACTCTTTGACCACCTACAAAGTTAAGAACATTCTTTGTTGTTCTTGGTTGTCCTAGGGTTTCAGATGTATGAGTTACCCATGTATTGAGATTTGCAGTTCTACCCATTCCATTTGCAATTAAATATTTATCAATAGTAGATGCAGTTTCATGGTCTCCACCTTTTGTCCACTCTTTTTTATACTTTAAGGATGCACCAGATACGAGAAAATCATTTGTGCATGTTGATTTAAATTTGTAATCTTCACCTCGACCAAAATCTTCTATAGCAACTTGTTCATTAGAAGGTGATATATCTTTTGCAGTGTTGACATCATATGAAGCTTCAGAACCAGTGTTAAGTACTCTTTTTGATATTGTTGAAATAGGATTAATTTCACCAGTAATTGCTTTTCTGTAATCGTCTATGTATCTCCAATAGATATCTACTCTTACACTATCGAATACATCTGTTTTTGCAACCTCTGTATTACCATTATAAAATTGATAAGGTGAGAAATATGCATCAAGTCCAGAATTACCTATCCATTGTGCAGGGCCCCAATTTGATGTATCATTGTCATCTACCCCACTAACTAAACTCAAAGTTGCTCTTGGATTTCCATCTGGGTCTGCACCATATTGTTCTACCAATTTATCTTTTTGTACAATAGAGTCTGGGTTTGTAAATGTTCTTTGAGAATCTTCCATGAATTTACCATCCCATGAATTATTATCTTTTACTTTACCATCCCTTACGATATATCCATCATGTGCAGTGACCATGAACTCACGAAACTTTTCAGCAGACATTGATGATGGATGTCCATCATTTTGTTCAATAGTTTGTCTTGTTGAACACTCATATGAGTTATCTTCAACCCATGATGGTATTGTTTGTCCCCATGCATCTGTAGCCATAATTTATCCCCTTGTTACTTTTTTGACTCTTTCGATTTGTTGTGTAATGATTGCCTTTCTGTTTGGCCAATAAATGTATTCTTTATCCTCATTTTCCATGAGTTTGTGCAGAAGTGGTAAGATTAATTCTTCTGCATCTGCAAGTTGAGATTTTAGTTTTGACACTGCAACATCTGTAGAACTACCTACATTTGTCTTTGCATCTTCTAGTTCATCCAGTGCATTAGATACAAGTTTGTTGAGAACATCAACTTTTGCATCTAAATTTTCTATTTGCTCTGAATTTACTGCACCCTTAGATGACTCTGCAACTTTCTTAAGGTCTTCTGCAATCTTCTCATTGAGAGCTGCAGCTTCTCCTGTTTTAGTTGTTAGTTCATCTTGGTCTACCGCGGTGAAACCAAAATCTAAATCTGCCATTACTTCTTACCTTGTTTAGCTTTCTTTAACTTCTCTCTTGTATCAACACCAGCTTCAGATGTTTCATTACCTTCTGTAACTCCACCATCTAGACTTGCAGCTTCTTCGAGAGACTTTGCTTCTTGTTGAGCTTGTTGTCTGATTTGTGCTTGTGTTTGACTTTCTGCAATTAGTATCTCTCTTAATCTTCCGATTGTTGAAAACTCTTCTGCTTTAAAAGTTCCTCTACTTGCACATGTATCAATAACTGCAACCATCTGTGCTAATTCTTTTAATCCAAGAATTCTAGTTTGCATCAAATCAACTTGTTCTATTTGATTTTCCATAATTACTCCATAACTAAATTTACTCCAACTAATCTAATGGATTAGATGGAAACCTTTTGACTGTTGATGGGACACTTCCTTCCCAATCATCAATCTGTTTTACAACTGGTTCTTCTGGATTAAAATCACATACGATATTAGTTCCAGGCTTGAACCACAATTTTGTATCCCTATTGTAAAGCATTTCGTGAATGTTTCCATCCATAGGGTCTACAATCTTTAACAATCCCATCACTGGGTCATAATGTCTGACTTCTGCAATCTTAACTGCACCATTGTTAGTATAGTTAATTGCTCTTTCAGAATCAGTAAGTCCTAGTTTGTTGATTGCTTTTTCCATAGTAGTATTTATATCAATACTTACTTAGGACTTAAGTCAAATCCTGCTAATTCACAAATTTCTTTTGTGACTGATTTAAAAGGCATAGTCTTATTTTTAATTGCAAGTAAGAATTCTGCTTCAGATTTCTCAAGTGACCTTAAAGTGTTTAAGAATATTTCCTCTTTTTTAGACTGTTTTGCTTGAGCTCTACCACCCTCAACCCAATATTGCATTCTTTTGAATACACGAATGAATCTTTCTGGTGCCATATCCATTGCACCTTCTGGTGTGTCTGGGTCTCCAATAACAAATCCATCTGGTAAACCATCTGGTAAAGTAAATACCACTCTGACATCAAATGCAGCTTTAAGTGCATACTTAACATCATTTCTGTCTACAAACTGTTTTAAGATATCAACCTTTGATTGTTTACCTTTAGTTTCTTCAACTAATCCTAGTATCTCTACAATACTTGGATTTCTTGGAAGGTCTTTAACAGTTCTAACTTTAGTATCAGGCCCATCAAGAACTTTCTTTTGAGTTTCTCCAATAGGTTTTTCATACTTGGACATGACATCAGCTGCATCATCTACTGCTGATGGTGGTGATACTTGTTTTGTTAAAACTGCATCTGATTTCTCTAAAGCAACTTCTTGTTCTTTTCCTTGAACAATTTTCTCTAGAGTTTTTTTGTTTAACGACCCTTTAGGTCTTCCTCGTTTTGCCATAATTAAAAGTCTCCAATACTTTCTTGTAAATCCATCAATCTGTTATTGATAAAGTATGTTAGTAATCCACCTCTTGGTGCAACTACAACATTATCAAACTCTTGAAGAATTTGTTCTTTGTATTTATTAGGTATATAGGACAAATCTATAAGACTCCTATTCCTAGATAAATTCCTGTCTACCTCACTGTCATTCATGACAAGAGGGTCTTTGATAGTGTCTCTTTTCTTCTTAGACAAAGGTCTCTGTCTCAACCCAGACACAAATACATCATCTTGAGATAAACAGTTAGGAACACCATCCCCAGTATCACCACCAATTATGTGGTCATTGAGATACTCCAAAGCTTGTTCCTGTGTTAGTTTAATATCTTTCTTTGTGATAGGTGAGAACTGTCTAACTTTACTGTATCTCTGTAATTGTTGAAAGTCTTTATCTCCACTGATAATCATAATGTTTTCAGTGTCACCATACTTTTCACAAAGTGTCCCTATTATATCATCTGCTTCACATTTTGATACTAGAATATATTTATAAGGAAAATTATACTTTAATTCGTCTCTAATTAAAGTTATGCAATCAAATATTTGATTCCAATCTTTTGTGTCTTTATCTCTTGATTTCTTACGATTTGCTTTGTAGTGTGGAAATACATCTTTTCTCCATACATTATAAGAATCGTCTGCAAGGACTAACTCTCCATATGTGTTAAAGTATTTCTTACGATACATTGCAAGTGACTTAAGTGCAATGTGTCTTACTAGGTCTTCACTGATAGGTTCTTGTCCACCTCTGGTAGATGCCATTAAAGATGCAATTAGAACCTGTGTTAGGTCTACGATAATCATTCAGTTCTTAATAATATAGTGTGTTCGTTTATTCTTCCAGTTGGTTTAGATGATTTTGTATTAATCTCATCTAATACTTTACTTAATACTATTTTACCACCAGTTTCAATTCTGTCAAGAAAATATTTTGTTTTGTTTCCTATTTTCTTCATGGCACTGTAGTTATTAAATTTTTGAATAGTTGTTCCTTTGACCCCAAGACCCATTCTATCTTCTGCAACAAACTTTGTAAGTTCTTTGGTCTTGGTATTAAATGTCCATAGTTGCATTGCACCTACTATAGACTCTGGATTAATTGAGGTAAGATGATACTCTGTGTCAGTTATCTTGTAGTTTAGTTTCTTAGTTTGTTCTTGTGCAGAATAAATCTTTTTTCTTCTTGGTTTTTTTAGATTTCTCTGACCTGTTGCATACTTATCACAATCTGTTCTAATACTACAAACATAATTATAGTAATCTTTTAATCCTTTTCTAGACAAAAATGAATATGCCTCTTTCAGTTGTGGACATTTACCTTCGATAGTTTCTTCCAACTCTCTTTCTAGGTTGAAGAAGTTATCTCCAACTTTTACTGCAACTGGGCCTGACACTCTTTCTTCTGTAAGATATTTAAATACATCAAATTTATTTTTAGGGTTATCAATGTAACAGTCCAACTGATACTCAATTTCACCAGCATATTCATCTGCTTTGTTTTGAATTCTTTCTTGAATAGAGATTACTGGTTTCTTTTTCTTTTCTTTATCTTTGATTGCTTTAAGAGAATCAATGTCCTTGATACACTTCTCAACATGTTTCTCTATGAACTCAGTTGTATGAGGGTCTAGTAGATTATCTTTGAATACACATGGTACTTGTCTAGTCTGCATTCTAGCAAGTGCTGAAGCCGTTCTAGGGACATATTTTAGTCTCTTTATTCCTTTAACATACTTACTGTCATAGTCCCTTGTAGACATCCATTCTGATAACCATTCACCACATGATTTATTATCACTCATGTAGTTATACCAATTCATACATTTAGACTTATCTCTTTCATCTTCTGCATGAGGTTCTACACCATAATAGATTTCATCAAGAGATTTTTGATTTCTCTTACTCATGTTAATTACTTATAAAAAAGAGATTTTTAAGTATTGTCGTCCTCGTCAAGTTTTCTCCTTTTTTTCTTCTGTTCTGAAACCATCTTAGATGACTCCCATGCAAAAAACCCAGCAAAGAATGTTATACCGATAACAAGAAGTGTATCTAAAATATACTTTACTACTTCCCAATCCATTTAATGTCCTTTTTTGGTATTACTTGATATGCACCCTTGTTGTAAGCTGGTGCAACTGTGAACTTCTTAGATTCCTCTAACTTCCAATCATTGTCTTTTTGTGGACTGTACTTAGAAGTAGTCATAGAAGGATATTTCTTTCTATGTTCCTCTGCTTCTTTCATCCTGTCCAAAACATGTTGAGGTGTCTCAAGAGGTTTGTATGACATAGTATGACACTTTTTCTTAGTTTTTAGACTTTTGGTCTTTCTTTTACGACCAGTCATGTCATACCTTAAACTGTTTCCTAAATTTATTGTACCCATAATGTAATCAAATTCCTAAGTAGGAAAAGTAATCCTACACTGTTTAACATAATTAATGCTCTATCTTTCCATGCAATAGAGACTCCCACCCATCCAGTGATACCAAGTATGGATAGTATCAAATCTGTTTGTTGCAACTCTGGAATACCACGAATAGACATTGCACCCAATACGAGAATAGATGATATCCACTTAAGATACCAATCCCATGTATACTTTGGTGTTGCAGACTTGAAAATCCTGTTAGAATTTTTAAGTTCTTTAGGGTCAAACTTTTGTGTCATTTACCTTGTCCTCTATATTTTTTGTAAGACCTCTTCTTTGATTTGTTCATGTGAGACATAGAGATTTTAACTCTACGACCTCTACCGCCTTGTCCCTGTGATGTACATTTTCTTGTACCTACATGTGTTGTTGTAAATGCTTTTGCTCTTGCAGCCATAATACTCCTTACTCTCCAAAAAAAGTGAAGTGACAACGATGATGGGGAAGGAGAGAGTAAACCCAACCATCAGCACCTTTAGGGATTTTATATGAGAATCAGACTCAGACCCAATATACAACTGCCATGAGTTGTCACTTCGAAACTATTAGTAACCTTGAGTCATGTGAGAATAAGCGTCTGGACAATCATCCACAACCTTTCCGCACATACAAAGATTACCCTCATCTTGAGAATCAAGAGCTGCATCAACATGAGCTTGTTGTTCCTCTGTGAGGTTATCGTATTCTTTTATCATTTCTTGTAATGTCATAATGCTATTCTACTATAAGATGTACCTATCTGTCAATACCCAAGTTTATGAGATACCTCTCTATGTAATCTCTTTTCTAATGTTTTTGCAATCTTTTCATTAGGATATTGTCCTGTTAAAAATTGTTTCACATGAATCATTTCATGTGCAAGAGTTTGATACATATCTTCTTGGTCTCTTGTTAGTTCAATTACAATTCCATCATCTAAACTACCATGACAACATCCTAACCAATCATGATAATCTTTTGGAAACTTATTATAAACTACAACATCAATGTCAGCATTCTTTATATCTAATTCTTGACATGCCATGTCCACATAGTTTACTATAGTGTTTTCTTCTTGTTCGTTGAGACGACCCCCACGAGGGCCCTCAACATAAATTACTACCATATTAATCGTTCCAATTCATTGTAGGTTTAATTTTGTTTTTGATAATCTCTTCTACAAGTTCGATTGCAGCCCAACCATTACCACCAATGTGCCAGTCGTAATCACCACTTGGGACACCACTAGTTTTCCAGTTGTAGATTGTTGCTTTTACATAATCCCAATCTTCTTCACCATACTCATCGATGAAGTACCTTTTACCTTCAATCAACCACTCTACATTGACCTTATCATCTAAATTAGTATCAACAGATGGTTTACCGAAAAGTTCTACTAAATCATAGAAACTTACTGGGTCTGTATATCCTTGTAAAGATG